TATTACAAAATAAAAAGACCCTAGCATCATTTCTGATGCTAAGATCTTGATTGGCCATCTTAACTTAATGACATTGCCCTGCAGAGTCCGTTTACACAGTAAGCGAGCTTGCAGGCAACGCAAGAAGCGTATTCGGCACAATGCAGGAATGCGTTGTAGCCGCTCTGAAAACTGACGGCAAAGCCGAGTACACAGTATCAGAGGCAAAGGAAATTGTAAGCAAGTTCTTACAGAAGGAGGTTAAGTAGAAATGGCAGGAACATTCATTTTAGGCGAAACTAAGGTGCGTCCTGGTACCTATTTCAACATTCAGAAGAAAGGCGGAAATGCCGCTGCTGGCGTTATGAATGGTGTTACCGCAGTAATCTTCCGTGCAGATTTCGGTCCTCTCAACGAGGCAATCGAGTTATCTGCAGAGGATGGCTACGAAGGAACATTCGGTACCGCACTTACTACGGATGCAATGAAAGAGGCAATCGCCGGTGGCGCAAAGACGATCATCGCCTGCAGAGTCGGTAACGGCGGCACTCAGGGCAGTATCAAGTTGCAGGACAGCGAAAGCACAGATGCAGTAAGCATCACAGCAAAATATCCCGGAGCAAAGGACTTTGTAGTAACAGTTCGTGAAAAGCTCTCAGACAGCACTCTCAAAGAGTGCATTTTTTATGCCGGTACAACAGAGTTTGAGAAGGTGGAATTTGCCGCCGGAACAGACGAAGCTAATGCCCTTGTGGATGCACTGGCATCTTCCAAGAATTTCAAGGCAGAGGTTATCAAGTCCGGCACCGTAACATTACAGAACGTGTCTCAGTCCCAGTTTACAAAGGGAACTGATCCGCAGGTAACGAATGGGGACTACTCCAATGCGTTTAAGCAGGTAGAGGCGTATGAGTTTAACACAATCTGTGTCGATACCGAGGACACTTCGGTACATCTGCTTCTGCAGAGCTTCATCAATCGTATTTTTGATGCGGCATCTCTTACACAGGCGGTCGTTGCTGAGAAGCACACGGTAGACCTGGAAACAAGGGAAGCACACGCCGCTTCATTCAATGACGAGAAGATGCACTACGTTCTCAATGCCCATGTGAATGAGCAGGGTACGGAGATCGACGGTTATCAGACTGCAGCACGTATTGCTGGTATGATCGGCGCAGTAGCGGCAAACTCTTCGCTCACTCATACAGTAGTCAGCGGCTTCTCCGAGATCAAGGAAAAGCTGACAAACACTGAAATGATTGCTGCAGAGAAGAAAGGTTGCCTGGTACTCAGCTATAACAAGGCTAAGCAGGTGTGGATTGATAATGCAATCAATACCCTCATTACGCCGAAGGACAACCAGGACGATGGCTGGAAAAAGATTCGCCGTGTTAAGACTCGTTTCGAGCTTATCAGACGTATCAATACCACCTCTGACAACCTGGTAGGCAAGGTAGACAATGATACCAACGGTCGAGCAACTGTAATTTCTCAGCTGCAGGCAGTCGGTGATGCAATGAGAGAGGAAGGCAAGCTGGTAGCCTGCACAGTAAGCGAGAGTTCTGCTTACACAGCAGACGGAGACTCCGCATGGTTCGACATCGATGTGATCGACAAGGATTCTATGGAGCATATCTACCTCAGCTTTATTTTCCGTTTCAGCACCAATGAGTAGAAGGAGGTAAAAAGCGATGATTAGAAACGAGAGAGCCGCCGGTGATTCAAGACACGCACGTACCGGTAAGGACGGAGCGTTCTACAGCGAGGACGGCGTTTTACTTGCGACCGTTGATACGTTCACTTCCAACGTGAACTACAACAATGCTAAGTACAGTGTGCTTGGAGATGCACAGGAACATGAGACAGCCAACACATTTGCTGTCAGCCTCACGATGTCTCAGATCGTAGTAGAGGACGACCAGTTCTTTGTAGAGGTCATGGAGGCATTAGAGACTCAGATCCCGCCGCACTGGAACTTCCAGGGTTCACTTCTCGGACGTAATGGTTCTGAGGAACGTGTGGTTTACAAGGAGTGTATTCCTTCCGGACAGATTGACATTCAGAATGTCACTGTCGGCGATGTTATCAAGAGAAACTGGAACTTCTTTGTCAACAGACCGCCTAAGTTACAGTCGTTACTCGGCGTAGACAGATAAGGAGTACCACATACGAAACCAGTAGGGGAGCCGGAGCGGTTCCCCTTTATTTAATCAAAAAGAATTGGAGGACATTCAAATGGCTAAAGAATTTGTAAAAGGCGTAACAGTAGGCGAGGCAACAGCTGAGGAGAATACTCAGCCTGCAGTAAGTACAGTGGAGACAAACGAAGAGGAAACAAAGCAGGTAATCAGAGCGAATGAGGAGGACTTCATCGCAGGTCTGATTGCGGCTGCAGATTTCGCTTCCGATGAAGAGGAAACACAGAGAATTGAGATTGTCAGAAACGGCAAGCTCGCTTTTGCATTCTCTATCAGACCTCTCGGCTCAGAGGAGTACGACAAGTGCCGTAAGAAATTTACAAAGTATGTTCGTAATAAGCAGCTCGGTATCAAGATGCCGGAGGACACAGACCGTATCAAGTACCAGTCAGCAATCATCCACAAGGCGACTATCGCAGAGGATAGAGAGAAGTTATGGGACAACAAGAAGGTATGGCAGGCGCTTGAAAGCAAAGGATTTCAGATTATGTCCGGCCTGGATGTAATCGAGTACACCCTTAAAGCGGGCGAGAAAGACCGTATTATTGATGCGATCGACACCCTCAGCGGCTACGAGAGCAACATTGAGGAAGTAGCAAAAAACTAATTGAAGCCGGGGGCAAGATGTGCTTGTTGCATCACATATTCCAAAAGACAGGAATAACCCCCGATGAATTTTACGAGAAACCGAAAGGCGTGCAGGCGTTCATGCTTGCGTCTATGCGGACAACCCTAGAATCACAGAAAGGAGGTAATGACGGTGGCGGAAACACTTAGAATCGAAATTCCTATTGAGACGGTCGATAATACCGATCCGGGAGTCTCCAATGCTACGAAGAAATTCGAGAAAATGGAACGAGCGGCCAATAGTGCGAATAGTTCAGCCAAGAAAGCGAGCGACACAGTTTCCAAGTTTGACAAGCAAGCTCAGAAAACCGAAAAGAGCCTGGCAAGCTGGGCGAAAGAAAAGTACGAAGTCCTGCTTGAAGCGAAGGAACGAATCAGTCCGGTACTCTCTACGCTGGGTAATGGGTTAAGGAGTTTTGCAGGGAAAACGTGGAGCGTTACAATGCGAGCGATTGACCTCATAACCTCCCCGGTTCGAGGGATCATAAACCTGTTGAAAAATCCGATTTTCCAAGTCGGAGCGGTCCTGGGAGTCAGTATCGGTCTGAAAGACACGATAGAGACATACAAGGACTTCGAGGCCGCAATGTCACAGGTCCAGGCTATAAGCGGAGCCACCAGCACAGAGCTTGTCAAACTGACGAATAAGGCGAAGGAAATGGGAGCAACCACGAAATTCACAGCCGAAGAGTCGGCGCAGGCGTTTAATTACATGGCGATGGCTGGATGGAAAACCGACGATATGCTGAATGGTATCGAAGGTATTCTCAGCTTGGCAGCAGCTTCCGGAGAAGATTTGGCAACGACATCCGATATTGTTACGGATGCGCTCACGGCGTTCAATATGAAAGCCGGTGATGCCGGACACTTCTCAGATGTTTTGGCGGCGGCTGCATCAAATGCGAACACGACAGTCTCCGGAATGGGCGAGACTTTCAAATATGCAGGCTCTATGGCAGGATCGCTCAGTTACTCCATAGAAGATGTTGCCCTTATGACAGGCTTAATGGCAAATACTGGAATTAAGGGAACAATGGCCGGTACGGCACTCAACTCAATATTCACGAGATTATCGACGAACACCAACGGAGCGGCTGATGCTATGAAAGACTTAGGCATCAGCTTTTTTGATTCCAACGGACAAGCCAGGGATTTATCCGATGTGATGGGTGAGTTAAGGACGGCTACGGCAGGTATGACAGCTGAGCAGAAGTCAAACCTGGCAAATACAATCGCAGGAACACAGGCACAGAAAGGTTTGCTTGCTATCTTGAATGCCTCAGAAGAGGACTATAACAAGTTGGCAGACGCCATCAACAATGCAGACGGAGCGGCAGCGAATATGTCTGAAACGATGATGGATAACCTGCAGGGTTCTATCACGTTACTGCAGAGCGCAGTAGACGGAGTGAAAATCTCATTTGGCGAGAGACTATCTCCATACGTGAGAAGCCTGGCAGACTGGCTTACCGATCAGATGCCAGCGGTTGAATCCGGTCTTGATGAAATGATGGACTGGGTAGATACAAAGGTGGACCGCATGAAGAAGAAATTCCACGACTTAACAGAGTCGGAAGAATGGAAAAACGCAGATTTCCTCGGCAAGGTGAAACTGAGCTGGGATGAATTTATTGCTGATCCGTTCAAGGAGTGGTGGGACACCAAAGGAAAAGCAAAATTTGCTGATTTCGCCGGAGACATCGGAAAAGGCATCGGCAGCGGAATTAAGATCGGCGTTATGACAATGCTCGGTATTGACATCTCGGAAACATTCGACGAGGGAACCAGTATCGGAGCGTCGTTCGCCAAAGGCTTCTCAGAGGGATTTGATTTCGATGCCGTATCTGCGAAGTTGATGGACGGACTCGGTAATTTGGTATCAAATGCGGGCAAACTGCTTCCGGGCGGTAAGTCTGCAGATTTGTCGTCTGTATTCTCAGCGGTATTGCTCGGTAAGATTGCCAGTCCGTTTATCAGTCTTGGCAAGGGAGCAATCAGCCTGGGAAAAGCAGGAAAGACAGTATTAGGTTCGGGAACCGGAGAGATGGGACTTGGGGCAGCAATGCTTGGTTCGTCTGCAATGGGTACCGGACTTCTCGGAAAGTCGGCAATGCTGGCAATCAACCTCGGAGCAGGAAACCTGGCCGGGGGAGCATCACTAAGCGCAGGAGCTTTATCTGCAGTCGGAATGGGTGCAGGAGCAGGAGCGATTGCCGGTGGTGCAACGCTCGTAAGTAGTGCAATGGATTTGTATAAATCTATCAAGTCCGACAATAAGGACGAGAAAGCCGCTTACGGTGGTTCAGCCGCTTGGAAAGCAGGCGGCGTAGCAGCTGGTGCGGCGGCAGGTGCAGCACTTGGTTCTGTAATTCCTGGTCTTGGTACAGCGGTCGGTGCTTTAATCGGTGCCGGTGTCGGAGGTATCGCAGGATGGATCAAGGGCAATAAGGTCAAAGAAGAGTACCAGGATAATGTCGAAGAAATGCAGAAGGAAGCCGAGAAAGCTCAGAAGATTTTCCAGGCAACCGGTTTGTCAATCGAAGATGTACGATTTCAGAATAAGGCTCTGCAGGACGCTATGAACGATAGCGAGGTTTCTGCGGAGCAGTTTTCAGCTATGTTCCAGGAAGAGTGCGAAAACGTGGCAAAGAATGCTTTCGGAAAGATTAAGTTATCCCTGGAAGAGGTCAAGAGTATTGCAAGTGATATTACATTCGGCGATATGACGGACGGACTGAACACCTTCACAACAGCAACCAGCGACACACAGCAGGCACTTAGCGACCTGCAATCATCAGTATCGACCTTGAAAAAGGAGAACTGGAAAGTCAGCTTAGGAATGAAACTGGATGAACTGCAGAAGGACGATTACAAGAGTGCAATCGAAAACTTCATCAGCGACAGCCAGTCCTATATTGACAACAACCATTACGAGGCGACAGTCGCTTTGAAACTGCTCACTGGAACCGACGCAGACACCAGCGGTATCGACAGTTACTACGGCAGTATGAAGAAACAGCTGGACGACTTGGGAAAAGAACTCAGCGGAAAAGTGGATATTGCCTTAGAGGATAGCGTTATCAGTCTTGACGAGTCTGCAGAAATTCAGAGCTTGCAGGATCAGATTTCGGCTATCACAGGAAAGATTTCGCAGGCCAGGACGGATGCGGAATTTGACACATTGAAGATTAAGTATTCCGGCGCAGAGCTGGATATGGATAGTTTCAATGCTTTGCAGGAAGAGCTGCAGACGCAGGTAAGCAATGCGTCGG